AAGCATATGTTATTTACCAATTAAGCTGGAGGCGCTGCGGCCGTTTCGTCGGCAGCTGGTTCTGCTGTTTGAGCGTCTGCGGCAGCGGCTAATTCAGCTGGAGCTTCTTCTGTTTGTCCTGCGCTTTCAGCACCCAATGCTCCGGGAGTGATACCAATGCTGCGCATTTCTGTAGCAGGATCTGTTGCGGCAACAAGTTTAGCACCGTTCTCTTCCTTCCAGAGTTTTTCATTTTCACGAAGTTCTTCTTCACTTAATCCTAAGAACCTCTTCAGACTAAAGCGTTTGCTGAGATAAGGAATTTCAACTATCTGTGCAAATATAGCTGCTCTGGTTGTGTCAAGCTCTGCTTGACGATAGGCAGCAAAGTTTTGTGGTTCGTTAAACTTAAGCTCAAACAAACTACTGTCAATACTTACACCATTGTTTTCTAACCAAAGTTTGAATTCTACATCAAATGTTTCAACAATGTTAGCCTGTAGTCGTTTACAGTATTCGTTAAATCGCAATTCTTGAATATAGGCAGTACCAACTTTACCATCAGCAAGTGTGTTAGGTGCCTCGTCTACGGCTGTTGGTAGATAAGCACTTGGTATACGTAAAGCACGGAAAAGTTTGTTTGTAAAATAGCGTAGATCGGTGATTTCACCTAGATTCGTACCTCCGGGAAGTGTTTCAACTTTAGATCCACGTCCTTCTGCTGTCTGTGGGAAGAAGTAATCTTCCGACACTGACAGCGGATTGTAACTGGCATCTATCATGTTTTGACCGCCACCAGTTGAGCTAGGAATACGGCGCTGATGAATTTCGTTTTTTACACGTTCAACAAAGCTCATGGCCATGTGCGCTGGCATGTTACCAACGTCTACATAAAATATACGGCGTTCTGGAGCACGTTGAATACGATAGATAATAATAGCATCTTCGAGTAATTCTTTTTGCTTATAGACTTTGAAAACACTTTCTAGCAATGAGTTACCAAAAGGATAATTTTGATCTAGCCCTTCGCTTAGACTGATATGCACCATGTGTTTGGCATCGATAGTAACTTCATTTGTTTGATTATGAAAACGTGTACCTGGAGGTTGTGCGGCTGCACCTACAAATCCGCGACCAAAGCCCCCGCCTGACGTATAAGAACTTGTGCCGCTAGGCGCGGTATTAGTTGTTGGATGTGGTGTTGTAGCTATTAAATCTTTAAAATTAAAATTAATGTCTTTAACAACGTATTGCTCAGGAATTTTTCCTTCGCTTTCATTGACAATAATTTTTGTTACTTTAGCTGCGTCAACAAATAACCATTTTTTAGTTTCTGGATCTCTAACAAAAAAACAGTCTCCGTATTTGAAAGCATTACGTATAATGCGGAATATTCTAGTTTCAAATTGCTGTGTCTTAGACCATTTCTGTAGACTTTCTTTCAACAATTTTACTTCAGTAGCTGTAGGCTTTCCTCTAAAGTAAAAATGAAATGGTGTTGAATTTTCTTTGTCTTTTTGTGTACAAAATTCTGCCAAAATGTCTAGTGCAGCATTAACTTCTGAATCCATATCCATAGTGTCATACTGCATATAACGTTCAATGCGATTTGGTGCACCAGCATAGACATCTGGTAAGAAACTTGAATAGTTGGTGCGTGCTGGACCAGGACGGCTACCGCCACTGATAGGGCTGATAGATCCTGCTTGATTATTAACATTTACGGGTGTAAAATATTTTTTCCAGCTCATTATTTTTCCTATTATCCTGCTGAATTATAAACATCACCTGTATTAAAGTTCTTTTGAACTCTAAGTTGGTCACTGTTCAAATTGGCAATATTTTGATTTATCATTATTAATTGTTCTAGTTTACTATTTAACAGCTCTACAGGGTCCTTGGCTTTTTCTCCACCGCCAGCTCGTCCTGCTCGTTGCATCACAGCACCTTCAACATCGGTCCGGCCCATCATGTCAAACATGGCTTTTCTAGCTTTTTGTTCTTCTGCCATTTTGGTAGCAGCGTCTTCAGACATTGTTTGTTTAAATCCTTCAGCACCGGTCAATGCATTTGTAGATCCAAGTTTGGATTCTGCCATTGGGGCTATAGCGTCGAGACTTGTGTCACTTAAAGGATCAAATGTTGAGGCAAAAGTTTCTTTTCCTAAAATACTTTCTGCTGGTATATCGGCACCAACAGGCAATATGCCTCCCATGCTCTTCATTAGGTCAACACTTGGGCCACCACCTGACATTTGTTTGGCCATGTCCATCATTTTAGCAGCCTGCGGATTGGCTTTCATATACGCATCAAATTCTTCTTTGCTTACCTGTTTGCCATTTATTTTAAACTCTTCATTAGTAGGTGTAATCGCAGCTGCCTGTGGTTTAGTATCAGCAGCTGGCTTACCTTTGGTAGTTGGAGCTTTTGACCATTCTTCGGGTGGTTTCTTCAATAACTCCGAAACCTGTTCTCTGTATAACGCCGGAACTTGTCCAAGAGTAATTTGTCCTTCAAATACTGCATACGCCCAATTTTTAACAGCCTTATCTGATGATTTTGGTTTTGGATCTTCTGTTTTAGTAGGCTCTGGTGGTTTGCCGGTTTCAACCTTAGCTGTCTTTGTTTCGCCTGGTTTAGTAACCGGTGATGGGGCTCCACCTTCAACCTTAGCTGTCTTTGTTTCGCCTGGTTTAGTAACCGGTGACGGTGCTCCACCTTGAACACCTAATAGCATTGAACGTTCTTGTTCTATACGTTTTGCCACGCCTTCACGCACGGCAGCAGAACTACTTTTAAATCTAGATTGTACTGTTTGAGCTTTGTAATCTTGAATGGCATTGATAATGTCTTTATCAGACATCTTGCTAGTGTCTTTGTCTTTTAGTGCTTTAATAATTACGTCGGTGTTTGCGCCGTACTGGTTAGCGGTACTCATGATAGCTTCTTGTACACCAGCACCTCTACCACTCATGTCTAAACCACTCTTAGACAGTTTAGCCATTTGCGGATCGTAATGCGTAGACTTAGCATGTGTCGCTTGAGCTTGGGCAAATTCTTTAGTTTCACCAAGTTCTTTCCACTTGGCATCAAATGCTTTCGAACCAACTGCTAGACCTTCAAACTGTTTTGCATAACCAGATTTTTCTAAGAATTTTTGTACGTCTCCTGTCTTACTTGACAATTGGAATGCACCGTAACTCTTACCGCCAAAGTCTCCGTGTCCTGTTGAAACTGTACCTGCTTTACCACCTGCTTCAAAGTGTGCAGCAACAGCGCCAAGTCCTTGTATCTGACTGCCGGCTGGAAGTTTTGTAGGAGCACCTGTTCCTGGAGCTGGAGCTGTACCCGGTGCAGCAGTTGGTTTAACTCCAGATACCATTTCCTCAAACTTCTTCATTCTTTCTTTCAACGCATCAATTGCTGCGTTAGCTGCTTTTTTCTCTTCATCAGTTTTGGCCTTAGCAGCCTGTTCATAAACTTTTGAAGCTTCTGCTTCAATGGCCTTTTTCTCTCTTGCTATTTCTTGTTCTTTACGTCCTTGATCAATTCTTTCTGCAAAGAAACCTCCTTGTTGGCGGCTAAAAGATTCAAGCATAGCTAATGGGCTACTCATATCTACACCCCCGCCAAGCTCTGCTTTTTTCTTATCTTCTTCTTCTTTATTAAGGCCGCCCATTGACGATAAATGTCGTTGTCTTTCAGCAAAAGCCTGTTGATCTTGTTTAACTGCTTTCTTTTCTTCTTCAACACGAGCAAATCTTTGTTTAGAATCTTCTTTAGCTGCTGTTTTAGCTTTTTCAAAATTTGCTGCACGTTCTTTAGCTGCTTTTTCTCTTTCCTTAGTACTTTCCTCTACTTCTTTTTTCATTGCATTGCCTTTTTCAGTTAATCCTGGCAATATTTTACCTGCCATTATTAACAACTCAGCAAGCATACCTTTGAAACCGTCTATGAAACCGCCCACAAAATCACCAATATCTCCAACAATTTTGTCTAAGCCTGCAAACATAGCCTTTATACCTGCTGCTGACAAATATGTTTTTAAGAATTCAAATCCTTGTCCTATAAACCCAAGCATGTTTCTCACAAATTCAGATTTCATTGCTACTTCACTAAACCATCTTACTATACCAGCAGCACCGTTGATTACCATGCCTAGTATTTCACCAAGAGCACTGAAGTATCCACTTATCATTACACCTGCTGTAAGTATAGTATCAACTAGCCCATCGGTACCTCCGGTGAGATCGCTAAAGGATGAGAATAGATTTTTTATAGGATCAATGAGCGACATAACAGCATCAAAGACTCCTTCAAATACTATGATACCTCCTCGCACAACTGCTGAGAAAACTGGGAATATTCTATCGTAAAAGTTCTGTAGAGTAGCCGCTGTACCTCCAAGCTTTTGGTCTAATTCTTGGAACATTCCAACTATTGTGCCTATAACAGGCTGCAACATTGTGGTTATTGCCGCTGCGAATGCAGTTATGGCAGGAACTACCATATTCATTATTGGCGGTAATATAGCATTTACGGCGCCAAAAATTGCAGTAAAGGCCGGAACAACCAGTGAACTTATTACACCAACTACAACTTCAAAAGTTTTCATTAGAGCATCTAGTATGCCAGAACTAGCTAACATAGCTGTGAATGAATTGCTTACTTCAGCTATTCTTGCTTTGAACTTTTCAATCTGTTCAGCTTGATTAGCTTTTTTAGCAGCTTCGGCTTGCTCTCTTGTCATTTCACCGTAGCCTTTACTTGATGCCGCAGCAGCGTTCATAACACCTAACATAGTGCTTTGTAATTCTGTATTATATAAGGCTTGATCTTTGAGAGTGTGTTGTCTAACTTTAGCTTCTGAAATAAGATTTTGTCGTGCTCTCAACGACTCGTCCATTGACAATTTTCCGCCTGCTTTTAAATTGCGACCAAAGGCCATTGCTTCATTAGCTGCACCAGGTAGTGCTGCTGCAAATTTTACGCCTGCATCGCTGGTAACTTGTCCGGTAGCAAGCATTTCTTTAGCGCCGTCACGTAATTCTTCTGGTAGGCTGTTGATGTAGGCCATCATAGCCTTTTGAGTTTCAGCATCCTTACCCAGCATTGCTGCTCTAAATTGTGCATCAGCCATTAACTTATCATTAGCTGCTTTTTGCTGTGCTGCGCTT